GTAGTACTCCGTCGGTGTTGTGCCAGCTATAGAAGGCAAGTACATACCGCCGTCACCCAACCAGTCGCCGGCTGTGTATCCTGTCGGCTCGATGTCGTTGGCGTAACGTATGAATATGTCGCTACTGCCATACAGACCAAACGACCGCGTCAGCTTCAGCGCCTCGTAGATGTAGTCGATAATCTGCGTGTTGGTAGCAAAGTTGTCGGCCGTTGTTTCCTTCAGCTGGTTGAGGTCGTCGGCTGCTGTTAGGTTTACCGCTGACGGGTATGGCTCATCCATCTGTTGCGTCTGCTCCGGTAGCAGGATGCCACGCCAGAACACCGCTTCACCTACTTCGTCGGGGTCGGTGAGTATCTCTATAGGAAACTGCGCCTCCGGTGCTGACGGTACGGTAGTGTTTAGCCAAGTGTTGAAGTCGCCGCCTTCATTGTATATAGTGAAGTCAACCTTGCTTGGTAGGATAGGTTGGTATTGATCCTGATTGTTGCCTTCGTACGACAGCGAAAATCCCGGCGTTGCAATCGTCACCTCTGACGACGCGGCGCTGTGGTCATTGTCGTAGATGTTGACGCGGTATTGTACACCCGTGTCATTTTGGAAGTCGGCGTAGAATCTGACGGCCATTAGAATCCTCTTACTCGGTTACGGTCCAGCGCGCTGCGCTCGTTGCTTAATAATATGTCACTGCCTCGGATCATGCCGGTGACGGTAACAGCTCCGCCGCCCATCATTTGCTGCAGCTTATCCAGTGGTGCGATAACCTCCGGGTTGCTCATGCTCGTGCCTTGACCTTCACCAACCAAAGCCATTGTTGGACCTGTGACCATGCCGCCTTTAGCAAATCCTGGTATACCAAACTGCCCGCCCATAAAACTACCGAGACCACCTTTAACCATTGCACTGCCTGGAAACAGCACCGACATAGCCGCAAACGCCGCAAGCATAGCCGCCAGCTTTATAAGCAGCTGCTGCAACATGTCAAGCATAAAATCTTTGAACTGTCCCGCACCACTGACGATGCTTGTAAATGCGCGCTCCATTAAGTTAGGCAACTGAGCGCCGGCAAACTCTCCGAGCACTACCATGCTGTCGCGCGTGGTTATAGCTGCCGCGCCTACTTCTTTGTAGCTGCCTTTAAGTGTGTGGTTTGCTTGAACAGCCGCCAATATATCGCTGGCCATTTTGCCTTGCAGCTCCTTAACACTACCCAATACAAGTAGTTGCGACTTCTCTACTGCTAAAAGCTCTTCTTTTACTTTCTTCTCTTTCTTCTTATTGTCGATGGTTGCCTGTGTCGCTGAGTTGTTGCTTTGTTGCGCTAAGGTGTTGTTTAGAATGGCTTGGTTTAAATCACCGCTTGCCAATCCCAGCTGCTCGTAAACATCCATTAACGCTTGCAGCTGGCCGGCTTGCTCCTTCATGCTTTCTACGGCTCCAGCTTTACCACCAACCAAGAAAGCAAGTCCAACGTTCTTTTGTCCACTGCCTTTGAGTTCATCCATTAAAGCCTTAATGGACCGCAGCGCCGCGTGCATCTGATCTTCGACCTGGTCAGCTGTTTGAGTGCTGACATTTCCAAAGCCTTCCATCGCTTCCTCGGCCATACCTAAAGCAGCCTGCACATCAGAACCTGCCACACCGCTAATGCCTTGCAGTGACTCGGTTGCTTCTTTTAGCATGCCACTAAAGGCCGCTGTCATTCCTGACTTTTCTGCAGCTCTAGCCATCTCCAATCCTAAGTTGTCCATCAGCGTAGTCATGCGACCTTCCACTGTGTTACTTAGGTTCTCCATCGCGCCCGATGCCAAACCGCCTTCAGCAGTCATATTCGCCAACGCAGTATTGAACTCCTCTACGGATACAGCGCCCGCGCCGAATTCCATATTCACATCACCTGTGACATTCCTTAGTTCTGAAAAAATTGGGATACCACGTTCGGCCAACTGGTTAAGGTTCTCCAGTTCTACTTTGCCTTTGGCCTTGACTTTGGCAAAGATTGCAGCGATGTCGTTGATACTGCTGCCGCTACTGGCTGCAATGTCACCCAACATCTTCAACTGTTTCTGTAGTTCGCTGCGCTGCGTACCTACAGCCAACAGTTGCCGCGCCGCGCTACTTACCTCCTGAAGTTGGAACGGTGTCTTTGCTGTAAACTCGTTCAGTTCCTTGACAATCGCCGCAGCTTTGTTCGCACCTCCGGCGATGCTAATGAAGCCCGTGCGCAGCGTCTCCATCTCCGCGCCTTTCTTGATCAAGGCAGCAACACCAGCAACCAACGTTGCGCCGATAGCAAGCGCAGCGTTCTTCGCCATGCCGGCAATCTCTCCGAAGTTCCTTTTAAAGTTGGCCTTAGTGGTGCGTAGATCCGCATTAAGTTTCCGCAAGCCTTTCTTTTCAAGGCCGACTGTAACCTTTAGGTCTTTAAGTTTTGCCATCGTTCAACTTGTTCAATGCGTTCTTGAGCAGCTTGTTGTTGCCTTTGTTCTTGGGCTTCTTCTCCCATGGGAAGATACATATATCGTGAGGCTTGACCTTCTGTCCTTTCTTGGCGTGTGGTGCTAATGCCAGCGCCGCCGACCACCGAGCGCGCTCCCACTCTTGTTGTTGCCTGGCTTCCTCTTGTAGGTTCATGCCTTGCGCCGCCCATAGAAACTCTTGGAACGTCATGTCATAAAACACAGACGGGTTGAAGCGTAATTGCCCCAACCCGATCTGCATACAATGGTCAAACGTTAGCGGCTTGCCTTCGCTTTTTTTTGACCGTTGCCACCTCCCAAAAGTGAAACAAGTGCATTGGTCATAGCTTCCATATCAGCCATGTCGATGAGTCCGAGGAAGTCGTCGAGGTCATAGTCGAAAGGAACGCCGGCAAACTTGGCACCGCTTTGTGCCATGTAGTAAACCAGCGTGCCGATCTGTACTGCGTCCTCCTCTAAGTTCCCAATGTCGATACCGCTCTCACGTTTGGCGTTAGCCAGTGCGCGCATATCACACCGCAGCGTAAACTCTTTACCCGAAAGTGTCAGCTTCATTAGGCGACGACCTGGGTAATAGCTCCGGTGATTTCAAACGTAGCGCTATAGGTTACGTTGTCCTCAGTTCCTGCGCTTACCTCAAGCGAAGTGCAGAAGCCGTTGCATGTGTAGTTGTAGTCGTCTGATGCGTCATCAAATCCAAAGATTAAAGCCACAGACGAGCGTGAGTTCAGCTGAGTGAACAACGAGCCGCCAGCGCCTCCGCTTGCGTCGTCGTCAACCAATCCCGAAACGCTGATAGACCCCGACCGGAGACCTTCCAACAGTTCGCGGTATCCGCTGCTGTCTTTTGTTGTGATGTCACGAGTCTCCATGTTGATGGAGATGCTGCCTTCGGTCTGGTCAGCCAACGCTGTGCCGCCTACCGATAGCAAGAAAACGGTGCCGTTTAAAATGGCCATTACTTCTCTTCTTTAATGTTGTTTGCGATGATGGCGTTAATCAGGAGATCAACGTACGCGAATACGCGGTCATCCTTCACCGATGGTGTCAGGTTGACCACGACCTTGGCGAAAACCAATGCGGACAGCAATAGCTCTGTCCAGTTATTTAGGATAAAGTCCATGACCTCAAGTTACAATTCCGAACCGAACCATCCGGCCTCTTGTGCTTGTTCTTGCGTCAAGACTTCGGAGTCTGTCGGCATTAGGTACTGGAACAGTACAACGTCGCTGGTGGCTATGTAGTAAGTCATCGCGCTGCGCTCGTCTGTCGTCAGCTGCGGGAACAATGCCACCAACGCATTCAGGTCGCGCTCCGGGTGGACGTTAATAGCTAGTTCAGTATCGCCAACGCATGCCCACTGCCCGGTGTCGGGGTGCTGGATGGTAGCCAGTAGCATGGTCGTCACTCGCCCAGGTTCGTGAAGGTGCTTTGGTAGCTTAAGGTTGTACAGCTCGCGGCTGATGCCTTTGGCGCGTTGCTCGCTAGTGAGGTTAATGCGCTCAGTTACGGGGAGGTATACGGTAGCCATTAGGTAATACTGAAATAGGTCATGATGTCGGATTCGATGCCGGTGCGGTTATTATAATTGTCGGTAGGCCAAATAATCACCTCTTGTAAATTTCCCGTAAAAGCTAAGCCGACGCTCTCGCCTAACTCCAAATTAGTTGTTCCTGTGTTTACGGTTGTTCCGCCACTACTTGTATCAATTTGCGAGCCATTTAATCGCCAATATCCATTCGTGGAATCTTTAAAGACTGTACTTAAATTCTGCGTATTGTAATCACTCGCGGCGGCGTTATAACCTCTCAATTCTGGCGTACTGCTGGAACCGTAGGAATATTGCCAGTTTGTATTGCCCAAACGTGTCACGAAATCAATTACGCGGTCGTCAGTACCCCAAACGCCTTTAAAGCCTGAGCTGCTTGTATCATTGAAAACCGTTACAGACGTATGAGCGTTTGTGGTACATATATCAGTATTGGTAATGCTTGACTTAACAAGTTTGTCACTATTAAAAGTTACAGCGGGTTTTCCGTTTTCAGTAATCACCGCCGTGCCGTTGTAAATCTGCGGCTGACTGCCTGACGTGCCTTGCGTGACGTTGTTGGCTGTGCCTCCAATGTTGGCTTGATCGTACCAGGTAACCACGTAACCGTTAGCGCTGCCGCAATGCGTCGCGATGGCTGACGTGTCAAGGTCGCCGTTACTATCAAATCCAATATCTGTTTCTGTGTCGCCGCTATCCTCGCGCACACGCATGCAGCTACCAGTGTAATCTTTGTCCAGCTTACGCACCGAGTACGCCGCCGTCGCGCCAGTGTAGGTGTCGAGTAACAAGTCACTAGACGGTACCGTCACCGTGCGCACCATCTTCAGCGACAGCGGCAAGGTGCCGCGCGTCTCCGCTGTAGCGTCGGTGTCGTTCAGGCCGGCAAGTAGTGCAGCCTTCGCTGTGGCAAAGGTCGCGTTATCTGCTGGCTGTGTGGTGTACTCGGTCCAGTCGCCAGCCGTATCCGGGTCGGCGTCAAACTTAGTAGAGTAGAACAGCGTGCGGTTGATGGTGTCGGTCACGCCTACGTCGCTGGTCTCGCTCTCCGCCAATCCGTCGCCGTCAGGTCGTGCGGTATAGTACAGCTCCACGTTGGCTGTGGCTCCGCTGCGTGCCGTCTCCGCTTCGGTGCTATAGCGGTTGTGATAGTGCGTCTTCGTCGCGTACCTGGTATCGAACCGCGCGTCGGTGTAATACAGGTTTTGATTCTCCGGGATTAGCTCAGTGTCTAGAACAATGTTGCCGTTCTCGTCCGGTGTCTCGTCGTTGACAGACAGAACGTAATCGCTCAGGTCCGGCGTGGTCGGTTGGTTGACGAACTCGTAGCCAGTGCGCCCGCTGTTGACGGCAAGCACTTGGCCAGCGGTACCGATACCCGCCGGTGTGTCACTCAGTTGGTCCACTCTCGCCAGTGCTATCCTAGCGTCAGCGCGTGCGTCAGTAAAGTATAGGTTGACACTCTCGGTCACGTCCGACGTAGCGAGATTAACGTCACCATCGCGATCTGGAGTGATGCTGTTGATGCTCCGCATAAAGTCGTACGGTGTGCCGTCAACATTCGCAAACGCTGCCGACAGTCGTGCGGCGCGCTCCGTTGCATCATTTGCTAGGCTCGTGCCAAACGTTGCCAAGAATGCAATCAGGTCGGCAGAACCAACAACGCCGTCTTGGTCAAAGTCACCAACCAAACCGTTGGTGAAGTCGCTACTGGTGACACCGCTATCGGCGGCCAGCTGTAGCGCTATCTCTTCCAATATGCCGCTGGTGTCCAGGTTATCCAGTGACAGGTCGAGTGTGGCGGTATTGCCTAAAAACGACAGCGTACCGTTAGGTACTACAATAGTGTCAGCGGTATCGCTTGGTGTGCCGTCGACCTCTTTAACTGTTAGCGAGCCGCCGCTTGTAATCGTGGCGGTGTTGCCGTTGATGGTCACCGTGCCGTTACTGAACACCAGCTTGTTAGCCAAGCCTGTTGGCGCACCGTCAACCTCCTCAATGGTGATGCTATTGGATGGTGAGAGCGTATAGCTGACGGCAGTGCCTACGCGCTGGATGCGTACGTCGTACGTCTGCTCCAAAACATACACGCGCTGTTCGGGGTCGAACTGTACGTCAGAGGTATCGAAGTCAACAGACTGCACTTGTACGCTGTTGATGGTCCCGCTCTGCCTGTCGAGTGCATCGCGCACAGCGATACCCAAAGACATAGCCTGCGTGTAGTCATCAGAGACGCAGTACAGTTCGACACGCGAGGTGTCCAGCTTTGACGTAGCGTTCTTTGTTCCGCTTGGCGTGGTGTCCGTTACGGTGTAGACAATGAACGGCGTGTCAACGTCCTGCTGTGCCAGCTCCGGGTAGATGCGGTCTGCACAGATAGCACCTACGTCGGCGCTGTCTTTCAATAGCTTATATATCGCTTTGCCTGTTTCCATTAGAGTTTAAATTGTTCAAACACCTTGCGGTACTTGATAATCATCAGCCGTTCCATAGCCGGACGCAAGCGAGCCAGTGCCGGCGCAATCTTATTGTAGTTGCGGCTGTTGGTGGATTTGTTTCGGCCTCCGATGTGGCCGTCATCTACAATGCCCGCGAACCAACCGTCATTGCGTTCTGCTCCACCTTTACGCGGTCCAACAAATACATTGATTCGGCTGCCGCGACTGTTGCGAACACCAATGGACCGCCGCAGTGTGCCGCTAGGTACTGTCAATCTCACCTTGCCTTCGCCTGGTCTTGCTCGACCTGGTCCGGGTGTTCCTTCGTAAACTTTAAAGTCTTTACCACTGCGCGGAATCTGTGGCTTAATTTTTCGTGATGCCATGCGTCCAATCTCGCGGTTGCTTTTTCTAAGCTCTTGCGACATCACCTTGGGAAACTCCCCAATCCGGCCGACTTGCTTTATCAGCTCGTCTAAGCCTTCAACCTTTATTTCATCTGCCATCGGTTCCCGTCTCTTTGCAGAAGATGCGCAACCCATCGCGGCGGCCTATCTCCTCGAATCCTAAAATCTCATAATCACGAGACTCAAATACTATTGTAT